TAGGTCAGACGACACATTCCCTCAAACTACATGAAGTACGTAAACAAATTGTTACACGCGATAACTGGGACCAAGACGCGTTAAAGAAGGAATATTTAGAAGACTGTAAAGCCTCATGACCCTTGTTCTACATACAGGAAGTTGAACACAGATAACTTACTAGGGGACTACGACCCAAAGAGAGTAAAAGAAGAGCCAAATGAAAATGTCCGAAATATAAAGAGGTACAATTTACTGGGGGAACGTATCACCAATGAGCAGTTAACGAAATTAGTGGTAGAGGTGGATGCGCAAAGAGTGACAGAAGCAACTGAGGTGTTCAATCCAGGCTTAGATATGAGTGTAAAAGGCATAACATTAAAATATGCCAATATGGGGAAGCAAAACAAATTGGCTATTGATACCTTGTATTCCAGAGTATTAGGAAATGTGAATGTTCCTGATCCAAAGAAAAAAGAGGTTTATGAACGAATTGGAAAAATAAAAATGTAGGAGATAAAAAAGAAGTTTGCTGAAGCGATGACACAGATAGAGCCGTTAACTATAGAAGAATATATTGCATAATTGTAGAAACCCTCACAGAAGAAGCGTTACCTAGCAATATATGAATAATGGAAACAGATGAAGAAGATGAAGACTTCTCTAGTAGCCCAACTCAAGAAAGACGAACCAATATTTGATACTTCAGTTAGAGGGCGGATAATATTTTCTCCACCTGATTACATAGTGCTGTTTCTGGGAGCATTGAACCATTATTACATAAAATTGCTAAAACACATTTTCCCTTAATTTGTGTCCGGACTTAACCTTGACGAGTTGGGAGATAAATTATTGTATTTAGCTGTAACCGTGGATAATGTGGTTTACCTATCTTCTGATTCATCATAGTTTGATGCAACATAACATGATTGGCTGTTCCGTCTTGTGGATATTCCACTCCTCAACCTCTTAATTATCCCTTGGATCCTTCGGTTAGGTTTACCATATTGGGTTGGTATGCAATTACGTGGGTTGTTGTTAAACACAGAATTCCCTTTTGTGATGTACTGGGCTGGTACATAAAAAGTCATGATTAAAGGAACATTGGTAGGGATGACTTTATCCGGAATATCTACATAGACAACTGCTGGGAACACCGTTAGAGAGATAATTAAATAGCAGATATTCATGGAGATTGCAGAAGTACCCAAGGAGAAGTGGACCAGTGCTCATGCTGGAGATGATACAGTAGTAATGATTAATAAAAATTACGTTCCTCAATACCTGAAAACTCTTCAGCAATTCGTAAGCCCCGATTAAGACCCGACTCCACACGGTATAGGTAGTTAGGTAAAGCAAATATTGATCAGTGATTTTATGATTGATTTTTTATCTAAAGATATAATTATGCTACCTTGGCAGGCGTTAGTATCCAGAAAACCGCACCGTGTATTCTAGGGAGGTTAACTAACTACTAAGTTAACAAAGGACCTTACCCCTGAAGCATATAATTATGGATAGACACAGTAACTACTGCATGGTCACTCTAACTAACCCCTTTTTAAAGCTTATATAGAGTACCGATTTAAAAATCTGCCTTCGAAAAAGGGTCCTGTGCCTTATAATTATAATGAAGTTGCTGGCCTCCATAAAAACAAATATGATACACCTCAAGTGTGTGAATTGTATGATCAGTTCCTATAGTGGTTGGAAACCCCAATGTTTGGAACATTTCATTGGGATGAGGGATACGTACAAACAGTATTGCCTGGAATGCGGTACTCAGTCCCTAGTATAGGATTTCCTTCTACCTTATAAAGAGATTACTCCGAAGTAAAGATGCCGGAGAAATTGGGGGGACTCGTAAAAACCTGGGCCCACTTACATAAAAATAACACAACCACAATTCAAAACACACAATCAAACATGGAAAAAACTTAAAAACGAAGAAATTAGGGATGGAAAGCAGGGGCTCATATTAATTTAACCAAGAGCCAGATACAGGAGGCAGTTCAAAGAGGGCTGGAATAAGCTAAGTCGGGAAACGCCATAGTCTAAATAGAACAATAGATATTGGACATTAAGAAGTAGTTGGATTAATAGTTGAATGGAGATAAAAACGTGGAAGAACTAATCTAGTTATTTAAGGCTTAGGACCCAAGAGTGCTCGATGCTATGAAACAATTGAAGTAAGCCGTGAACCCATTCTATGATATACCTACAGCAGATATTAAGAAAGTGGACCCATCAATTACGTGGGAAGATCGATAGAACATGTAAAACGCTGGCTTTTAAGCATTAAGAGACATAAATGCATATAGAGCTTAAAATGTGATAAGGAATGGTTAGATAATAGACGAGGCAGCTTTCATGGATGCTCCATTGAGTAAGAGCTTTGAAGAAGTAGACCGTGTAATTGAAGAAGTTAGGCGTCGACACCCTGACTTAAACAAAACACAAATAAGGAATCTCATGGTTTTAGACGGCTGGTAATAGGTTTTACCTGCTTTGATCAAACACGGGAAACCAGTACTAAATGCTCTCTATTCACAATTGAGACCACATTTAATGGCAAAGTTTGCAGGATACGGGTTAGCAAAGCCTTATGAAAAAGCCGAGGATGTGTTTGCGTCTATAGCAAAGATATGGGGAGGTGACGAAGGATACAACCCCATTGACCATACTGATGGGACGTACGCTCTATAACCTTATAAGTACGCCTCAACCGTAGGTATCAACAAATTCAATATGACCTAATCAGCCATGGATCCATACAAAGAACATTCATAGGATTTCAACGGATAAGGAGTTGATACGGCCTCTATCGCCTCTTATATGTTTCCTGAAGAATATTCAGCACGTACACGTATCCCTGACCCTAAGGCAGTGTCACTTAGCAGGTAGACGAACTAAGTGGCTTTTACAACCAACGCTTCCGGGAATTTAGCTCTCCGAATTCATCCTGGAGGTCACGCAATGGTAATGGTAGCAAATAGTGCAACCTTGAATGTCGAATCTGGAGAGAATGGGGAAGGGTGGACCCCGAGCTTATACAGACCGTTGAATGGAGAAGTTAACGTTGTATCATCAAGGGTAGCTTCAATGGCTGTTTAATTAAAATTTAGTACTTCAGCCGATTCCAATGGAAATGTGTCACTTTCTTATTTCCGTTAGTCTTACAATACAGATACTATCGCTTAGGACGGTTATAGTATAGCAAGGAAGGATATAAGTAATGGTTAGTTTTACTAAACAGGTAATTCTTATGCATCTTATAGGTTTTCCTTTCCTTATAATGAAACTACTGATGTTTTTGCAGCGACCGGTAACTCAGTTTATGCAGGTGATCACGAACAACCGATCATGTATATATTATTAACCGGATTTCCAGCTTCTGTGACCATAGGGTATTTAGAAGTGTCTACAGTTGTTGAGTTCATTCCGACACACAGTACCCGTGAGTTATTTAATGCTTAAGTGGTAGAGAGGGACTGCCCTAGAACCAAAGAGTTTTTAGAAGGCCTCTACCTAAGGTATAAACAGATGGCTAATTTAACTTTGCCTGATGTTAGGAAGGTTGTTCAAGCCATACTAAATTTAGGGCCTATAGCTCAAGCTAGTTAGATAAACCATACTATTCACTAAAGTTTGGCCGCTATCACTAGTAGCGCTAACAGGGTTGGAGGCCTGTCAACTGGTATATCTGCAGTGTCTAAAGAGGATCCAAAGGAGTGTGTAATTAACATTCTCTATGGAGGACCTTATATCTATTTAGTTGACCAAAATCCAGCTTAACTTTACAAACAATACAAAGAGGACCACAAAAAGGATGAGAGAGAATTAGTCATGGTTGGGTATGACTAATTGAAACAACTCGAACCTCAAGACTTCATTTGGTATACTGAATTTTAAAAAGATTTCTTAATAGATAGGTTAAGAAGGTTCCATTCATTATAGTCCAAAGAATTGAACAAAAGTGAGTCATTCTTACTGCTTATACTATCAAGCCTCGCTGTGTAACAGTTATCCACAGGAGAACCTCTATAAGTAGAATCGTCCTGACCCCACTAATACCCAACACTCCAAAATGAGAGAGAGTCGATAATTTTTGGAGTATATTCCCCTATCTATCGGGGACATAATAGATAGACTTATGATGCTGCGCAAGGTTAATAGGACCTCTGACAGCACCACTCCTTGTAGGGTCATTAAAGCCACCTGGTTTAATGATGGAGAGAAAGAAAAA